CATTCCTAAAATCTAATCCAGGCACGCCTATTCCTGATGCAGAAATTAGAGAACGCTATAATCGCTTAAGATAGCATGCATTTGTGGGGTAGTGACAATATTTGCATAAAGGAAAAGAAAAAATTTGGCGGGAAAAATTTGGCTTGGGGCTTGTGTGGTGCGGGGTTGGGTGATTTTGATGGTTGAATTTATGCAAAAAATGAAAATGGTGGGAAAACCTGTAAAATGGTCGAAAATTGTGTTTTATTTTGCATAAAAATGAACGGTGGATTTGTGGTTTTTAAACCGTTTTAAAATTTTAAAGACCATTTTAAAAAGGTTTTAAAGTTTTTAATAAATGGGTTTAAGGCGGTTTCTGTGTGAAAACCGCCTTTTTTATTGGTTATTTATGGTTGTTTTGGCGCGTTTGGGTGAAATCTAGCGGTTTGTTGTGTGTGATTATGGGTAGAATTAGCGAAAATGCGCCATTATTTGGCGATATTTGAAAGGAACACTGGCATCCGTGCCGTTGTGTTTTAAAATATTAAGAAAGCACTTGTGATGCGGTTTTTGGGGATGTTACCGACATTGATGTCGGTGACATATTAGAAGTCCCGATAACCACGCACTACTTGCCCTATCACAACAAGGCTGTTTGCTTCTTCTGTGTCTAGTTTTAATGGGCGATAGGATGGGTTGTCACTAATTAGCTCTACTCCACCGTAGGTAAACTGTATTTTCTTTACCAACATTGATCCGTTGTGGTTTAGTACAAATATTTTCCCTTCTGTTAATTCGCGCTTAGAGCGGTCAACAATGATTTCTTCGCCATCCTTCAAGGTTGGGTACATGCTCTCGCCACTTACCAAGAACATGGCGCAATCCTTCGCTTTTAATCGGCGTGATTGTAGCCATGCACGTTCAACCTTGGTTGTGGTTATTTCTTCGTAACCATTATTAAATGCCCCACCGCCAGCGGATAGACGGATCTCTCGACAATCTTCAATATCTGCAAAAGTTTCGTCATTACTACTTTCAATTGGTTGTGGTAGCCCATGTGAAATTATTTCCTCAGTTATTGGATGCTGCCAATACTTAGGGCCTGCGCCTATTGCAAGCCACTCTATATTAATTCCTGTCTGTTCTGCTAGTTTTATCAGGTTGCTTCTTGTTGGATCCGCTTCCCCTTTCATCCAGCGTGATATTGTAGGTGGTGATACCCCCAACTTTTGAGCAAATGAATTAATGCTCACACCTTCCTTTTCAACGATTTCAGTCATTCTTTCACTAAAGCCAGTATCGTAAATGTTAGGCTTGCTCATGTTTTACTTTCTCCATAAAAAGTTTTTACAGTAAATCTTATTTGTAAGTGGTTGATTTATATAAAATAGAACGTAAAAGTTTTAATATTTCGAAAAGTTATAACTTTTACGCTTGACTCAATGAAACTTTTACGTTTTAATACACGCACTAGGTACATGAAAGGAGGTGTATTAAATGAGTGTATTGGGCGACACAAAAAAAGCCGCAGCAAATGATTGGCATCGTGCGGATATTTTGGCGGCATTGCGTAAAAACGGGTGGTCTTTGCGTTCTTTAGCTCAAGCAGGAAACGTGAGTTACAACACATTAAAGACCGCACTTGATAAGCCTTATCCAAAAATGGAAAGACTTATCGCTAATGCGGTTGGCGTTGCTCCTGAAGAGATTTGGGCTGCGCGTTCTCGGGAACGAATTGAACGTAACCGAAGACCTGTTTTAACGAATAAGTTTTAATCTTAAAGGAATTTAAACGTAAAAGAAACTAAAAGGATCATTTATGAATGAAATTTCTTTGAAAACGCACTATTCGGTGGCGGAGTTGTTGAAACTTAAACTTTCAACCTTACCGCAAGCACACAAAAATGTTTTAGATAAAGCAAAACGCGAAAACTGGGAGTCCCGTAAGCGCGTTGGCAAAGGTGGCGGGATGGAATATGCGCTTTGTTCTTTACCGCAGGCATTGCAAGACGAGATTCGCACAAAGTTTTCAGTATCTATTGTAAAAGCAAAACCAAAATCCATCCCAGCCGATCTCCGTCAGGTGGAATTAAAAACCTTAACGGAAAAACAACGTGAAGTAGCGGGGGCAAGAATGGCGTTAGTTGCCCAAGTGGCACAGCTCGAACAAGCTCAGCCACGTTATAAGGCGATTAAGTTCTTTTGTGAACAAATCAAACATGGTGGTATTTCCGATGATTTGATGAGATTGGTGGAAACCGCCAATAACAAGAAAGGGAAAAATCGCACTTTATCTGAACGCACTTTGAACCAGTGGGTGTTGGATTATGAAAAGGCAGATACGCCTGAAGAACGATTAAAAGCCCTCGCACCAATGCAACGGGTGGCGAAAAAGGCAGAAGAAATTGTGTGGTTGCCTGACTTTTTGGCGGTGTATCGCCAAACCAATGGCATCAATGTTGCAGAAGCCTATCACTATTTTTCGGCTGAATGGGATGCACGTTTTGCAGACGAGCCGTTACGTTTAGAGATGAAACCGAGTATTGACCAAGTTCGTGCTGCGTTAGCGAAATTGCCAAAACACATTAAAGAAATTGGTCGTAAGACGGGTTCTGAACTCCGCGCCCTTCACACTTATGTGAAACGCGATTGGAGCGTGTTGCAGGTGAATGATGTGTGGGTGGGTGATGGCCACGCAATGAAATTGAAAGTGGCTCATCCTGAACATGGTCGCCCTTTTATTCCTGAAGTAACGTTGATTATGGATGCCGCGTGCCGTTTTATTGTGGGTTGGTCGGCAAGTTTGGCGGAAAACGTTCTCGCAGTGGCAGATGCCTTGCGTTATGGCGTGGAACGCTACGGCATACCAGCAATTTATTACTCCGATAACGGTGGGGGGGAGAAAAACTGGATGCTTGATGGTGATATTACGGGGATGTTGCCGCGTTTGGGGATTAATCACCAAACAGGGATTCCAGGCAATCCACAAGGGCGTGGGATTATTGAGCGGGTTCACCAAACCATTTTATATCGTATCGCTCGCCAGTTTGAAACCTATCATGGTACTGGAGCAGACCGCGACACCATTCGACAAGTGAGCACTGCAGTGATTTCACTAGATAAAGCAAAGCGTAAAGGATCGACTCAACTAACGCCAAAGCAACAATGGGCCGTGGATAAATTGCCAAGCTGGAATCAGTTTTTAGATGCGGTTCAAGCAGGGGTTGATTGGTACAACAACGATCATGTGCATAGTGAAATCGGTATGACACCGGCACAAAAACGCCGTCATTTGATGGAGAAAGTGAACCCTGATGATTTGGTATTTGTTACACCGGCAGAATCAAGAGATCTATTCCGTCCAAGCGTATTAAGAACGCCTGAGCGAGGTTGGTTGAGATTATTTAATAACTTTTACTTCAGTACGAAGTTGTTAGATGTGGATGGTATCGAAGTGCAAGCATCTTTTGATATACACGATCCAAGCCAAGTGATTGTAAGAAAAAAAGACGGCACTTTTGTTTGTTATGCCGAATTAGATGGCAATAAACGTGATGCGTTCCCAGTTGCCTTTGTTGAGAAAGTTCGTAAAGAGCGTCATGCACGCCGTGCGAAATTGAAACAGGAACAGCTTGATGAGATTAATGCGGAAATGAATCCGATTATTACGATTGAGCATCAGCAATCAGGTTTTGAATTGTTGAAAACACAGGCAAAACCTAAAAATGAGAAAACGCCAATTTTCTTAACTAAAGCAGATAAAGAGGCGTGGGAACAAAGAAAAAAGTTAGTAAATGAATAAGGAGAACAAGATGAAAGCACAAGAATTAAAAGCGTTTATGGATGCACACAAGATGAGCCAAAAACAAGTGGCGAGCTTATTTGATGTATCTATTACAACTGTTAGCCAATATATCAACGGTAAATATCCAACTGATACTAAATGGTTAGATAACAAAGTGGATGAATTATTGGCGCGCCATAAGGCGAAAGTGGTTGAAGCAAAATACAACAATGCATTTGTACCCACTCAAACAGCAAAACGCGGTATGGAAATTATGCACTTTGCCCACGCAGAGGGCGAAATTAATGTGATTTATGGCGCGGCAGGATTAGGTAAGACGCAGATGCTAAAACAATATGCAAAAGAACACAGCTCAGCCATTTTAATTGAAGTTGATCCAAGCTGCACACCGAAAGTGCTGTTACGCAAAATTGCTGAGACTGTAGGAGCGACCAGTCGCGGTGTTAATAATGATGTTTTGGCAAGTATTGTGGAAAAACTTAACGGTGCGGAACGTTTGTTAATGATTGATGAAGCCGAGTTACTTTCTACCCGCTCTTTGGAATTTATCCGACGTATTCACGATTTAACAAGTTGTGGGGTGATTTTAGCCGGTATGCCTCGCTTGTTGGTGAATTTAAAAGGCAAAAATAATGAGTTGGCACAGCTTTATAGTCGAGTGGGTTTTGCTTGCGACCTTGGTAATGCATTACCTGAAAGTGACTTGGCGATGTTAGCAGAAAGTGCACTTAATACGAGCGAATTTAATACGGCTTTATTGAAAGCCTGTAAAGGTAACGCACGTCGATTAAGTAAGTTAATGCGCGGCGTTGTACGTTCGGCAGAGATTAACGAGACCGAAATTAGCGCAGAGATGATTGAACAATACAGCAAAATGTTAATTAGTTAAGGAGACGATTATGTTACAGGCAAAAACAACCAAACAACTAAATAAAAACAACGCTTTAATGTTGGCTTATTTGGAACAAGTAGAAAAAGCAGTGAAACGTTTAAATGAAATGGGGCTTACTGTGGTGAATGTGCATTTTGAAAAAATCAAACCAACCTTGCGTGTGATGGCGAATGACGTCACAGATAAACTAGAGCAAGAACAACGTGCTTATGTCTATCTGGTGGGACAAGATGTAGGTAGATATAGAGAAGCACAGTTTGCAGTAGAAGGTATTCGAGTGATTTGGCGTAAGTATTTGAATTAGGAGGAGCGATGGCAACGCGTCGGCAAATTTATGCAGTCTATCGTGGCGAAGAGAATTTGGGTGACGGGACGGCAGAAGAATTAGCAAAGAAACTCAATGTGAGCGAAAAAACGATTTACTGTTCGGCAACCGCCGCCCGAAGTGAACGTGATAAAGGTAAGCGGCTTGTAGTGATTAAGTTAGGAAAAGAGGAAATCTAAATGAAAGTAATGATTGAAGGTAAAGAATATTGGC